GGAGATGGAGTGATTGATAATGATCCTACTCGCCGAAGACCTGTATATACAGTACCTGCAATGTTTGCGTTGCCTGATGCTACCGAACTCATAACTAGCGTACCGACATTAGCAGCTAATTGGTTGAAAATGTTGGTCACGGAAGTTCCTGTCGGGTTTGACGCTGTGATCTTTAATTGTCCACCTGAATTGAAGAAATATCTTGCGGCGTCTCCGTTTGCAAAGCTCACTGTGAAGGTAAAGTTTAGTGAAGTAGTGAAAGTGGTTGCTCTTGTGTTTGAAGTTGCTACAGTAGAACCTTGACTCACTGCATTAATTCTGTTACCATAGATGTTAGCTAGATTGGTTGGAATATTTGCTTGATAATTGATTAATCCGCCTGATACTGGAGTAACTACCGTACCGATGACTGTGGCTGATCCTTGATGAGAAGCCGCGTTTGCGGTATTAGCAACGAGTGCAGCCCATTGTGCTGGAGCCACGATTGATTGCCCGATAGCAACGTTGGCAACAGAAGTCTGCCCGTAACCCGAAATATTACTACCTGTTGCCCATACTGCGTTCAATGTGTTTGCAGTAGATGTAGGATTACCGCCGACAAATGTGTTAAAGTCTGCTGCCTGTATTGATCCAAATTGTGCGTAACTCATCTTTTCTTTTTCCTATTATTTAATAGTCACGAAGGCTTCTACGAAACCTGTACCTGCATCAGTCTTATCTTCTAGTGATCTTCCGATTACATTAAAATGTGTTGCTTCGCCTGAGGTTGCAGCACGGGCTACCCCGTCGCCGGCACTTACAAGGCGATCACCCTTCTTTACTGCGCCAATGACTTTAACTGGTACACGACCTGAAACTGCAACTGCTGGGTGCGTCTCATCACTGCCAGCCATGCCATTCATTAAATACGCAGCAGTATTAGAGATGACCCCGAATACATCTTCTGATAGTTCAAACTGTACCGCAGTGATTTCTGCATTTCCGCCAAGAGAAACGACAGTACCTGCATCATACACATCATCAGCAGCGAAGCGTTCAGCTAAGTCAGCATAAGTAGCGATGATTCTTGAACCAGCAGTCAATGACCAGTTTCCAGTGATGCTACCAGCATTAGCAGAACTTCCAGTAGTCAGGGCAGTCGCGGTAACTGTGCTAGCAAAGATTGGTATATTAGCAGTGAGTAGATAACTAGCAACATTTGAATTGCCATATGTACCTGAGAACGAGACAGGGCTACCGTTAGCAAAGTAATAACCATCTGTTCTAATTCCTAGTGGACTTCCTATTCCACCTACTACTAAGTTACCACCCGTGATCCATGTAGATGTTCCGTTGATTCCGTTAGCGATACCTGTACCATTGACAGTCCATACGCCGGTAAGTGTTCCTGAATTTGCAGTAGATCCTGTAGTAATATTATTTGTTAATAGATTACCAATATTAGCATTAGCCGCAGTCAGATTAGCGATAGCTGCATTTGAACTGACTGTAAGATATCCCAATGTCCCAGAATTTGCTGTGACTGCTCCAGTAATATTGATACTAGCTGCTTGTATTCCGCCGGTAATAGTAACATTTCCGAATGATGTATTACCAGTAGATGAGGTTGATGCTAATGTGACCCAAAGAGTAGGATCAGTTGTTCCGTCTGCTGGACATACATTTAGAGTACCGTTATTAGTATTATACCATAGTTGACCTGTCAAGGGATATGCAGGTGGAGTCGCACGAGCAAAGTTTTCTACGAGATATACAAAGTTTTCGTCTGTTGCTTGTCCGTATCCTGCAAAGTTTCTTCCCGGCAACCCTAATGAGGTACTGGTAGTATTGATCGTACCATCAGGAATGGTCGTTAGTACTGTACCGTTGCTTTTTAGAATCGTATATGCCATCTTTGAATCGCCTCGTTGTACTTATTTATCTTATAGTCTACCGATAGCTACTTCTATCATACCTTCACCCGAATGACCTTGGAGGGCTTTTCCAATAACTGTACCCATCTTAGGATCGGCTGACGCTTTTGCATATCCGTCTCCGGCACTGACAAGCATATCGCCCTTCTTGATGTCCCCGCATACTTTGCACGGTACTCGTCCCTGCAGGGCAATCGCTACCTTGATACCAGAACAAGATGCATTCATTATGTAAGCAGGATTAGTAGATATGACGCCGGCTACCTTATTAGTGGAATCTTCTGCCAGCGTGACTTCTTTTTCTCCACCAAACTCTACGACTGTTCCTGATTCGTATTCCGCATCTGCTTCGTAAAATTCTGCTAAGTCAGCATATGTTGCGATGAGGGTTGATCCAGTCGTCAATGACCAAGTTCCTGTGATAGTACCCGGTGTAGTACTTCCGCCCGTGCTTATTGTAGTGATCCGATTCAGAGTTGTTATATTTGGTTGGCTATTTGCTGTCACCGTGATCGCAGTAGATGAATACACAGCGTTCCCTGCACTCGTTGCATATGTCGCATTCGCTACGATGCCCGAAACTGCACTCGCAGTACCAGCGAGTGTTGCATATGCTGCATTACCTGCACTCGTCGCATATGCCGCATTCGCTACCGTACCTGTGACATTAGCACCTGCAATCGTAGTTGCAGTACCGGAGAGTGTTGCATATGCCGCATTCGCTACCGTACCTGTGACATTGGCACCTGCAACTGTATTTGCCGTAGCAGCGACATTGGCTGATGCGACGATTCCCAAGACATTGGCACCATTCAAGTTAGTTAGGTTAGCCCCTGATCCTGCAAGTAGTGCGGCAGTAGCGGTTCCGTCAACATTGATGCTACCAGTGATAGTCACATTGCTTAGTGTGAAGTTACCATCGTTTCCTGAGACCGGTATCGCTAGCCACTGCCCAGCATTTGTTATTCCATCTGATGGACATATGTGTAGAGTGCTGTCAGTAGTATTGTACCATAGTTGACCTACGATTGGATTGACCGGCGGAGTACTATTTGAAAAGTTTTCCAGTTGATGAACAAAGTTGGTATCCACGACTAGACCGTATCCTGGGTAACTCCTACCTGGTAATGTTAATGAAGTGCTAGTGGTGTTGGCGGTGCCGTCAGGGATAGTCGTTAGTAGAGTACCATTTGTTCTATAGATTTGATATGACACTTCTACACTCTCACTAAGGTTAAATAGTCACTAGATTGGTAAGGCTTTGGATTCGGACAGTATAGTCTATCTGGATCTGTCTGTTCAATGACTTCTGCACAGGGTGGAATACCACATGCGTCAACAATCTTGTGATAGGATTACCGTTAACATCTAAGCCGTAGTTGGCCAAAAGACCTAACTCATCAAAGATGTATGATGAATCCGTTGATGTGCTGTTATCAAATGCCATCTGTCCAGGTGGTTCACCGTAATCTAACAAGCATTGCACTACGATATCTGTATATAAATTTCCAGATGTGTGTAAAACTGTCATCTTATTCCTAGTTGGGTCTAGATTGAATACACTCGTATCATCTACAATCTTTGCATAGGTTTGATTATAGAGCGCGGCATTTTGACCTGTTGTGTTTGGAGGAAGATATGTGATGACACCAGTTTCATCAATAGAAGATGCACCATTACCAAATGCCATCTGATAAATATAACCATAGCCACGGTCACTTATCGTATCGGCTAATGCTTCAGAAAAATTTTCATAGTTTATAGCATTTTTCTTTTCTACAAAAATTTCACCAGAATTGGGATCAAATATCTTTATCCGGCCCTCAACCTTAAGCGACAGGTTAATAATAGACATCAGTCGTCCCCTCTTTTTTGGACCAAAATTTCTTTTGTGTTTGGATCAAAAATCTTTACGCCAGAAGAAAAATAAATACCGCTAGTTTCATTTGGTTTAGCATTTGAATAACTATTGGTTTTTTGTTTGTTAAATTCTTGTTTCATTTCTTTATTTATCATTTAGGTTACGTCCGTCTGTAAGAATTTAGCAGGAACAGTTACGCTTATCTGTAGCGGATCGCCATCTGTGGTGTTATAAACATATGAATTCCATGTTTCATCATAGTAAGTATCTGACAATCTATTTGTTGGCAATAGTCCATACACTTCAGTATATTCTGGTATTATTGGTTGAATGCCAGTACCATTAACTCCGCGTGTTAGATTAGTTAGATAATTACCTGATAATACTACAGTACCAAATTTAATTTCTTCACCATTAATATAGATTGTATTGCCTTCAAGTATATTAATAGTAAGTGAATCATTTTGAGCAACAGGAGCCGATGAACTTATCTTTACAAACGGAGCCGAATCCAATATAACGATACTGTAATAAGAAGAATCTATTAGAGAGGTATTATTATATATTGTCAGCGATGTTATTGTATTTTTATCTGCATCAAGTCCAATATAGTAATAAGTGTCATCGCTTATTGCTGGAACAAGCGATTGTTGAACGATAGTTGTTGTTAATGTGGCAACATCATTTACATAGATATTTGCATCTGCTGCATTAAGAGGTCGCGTTAGCCAAGTCGCGGTATTTGCATTAGCACGATACACATCAAAAATACCCGATTTATTTACAAAATTAAAGTATGTCTCTTCATTTGGTGTTGCACTAGGTACCATGCTTGTTATTATGACTTCTTGTCCAGCTGTTATCTGTGACAAGATGCCTACATCATTGACTGCGGAAAGCCTAATGCTGGAAGAAGGGACACGCAGTCCATCAATAGTGACCCATAGGCGATCTACATTAGTCTGGGCCCACTGTGACACATTTACATTATTAGTGTCTGCGCTAAGGACTACATCAGGTCCATATCTTACACTAGAGACAGTGAATTTATGAATATCTATTATTATGCTTACATAGTATTCTGTTCCCTGAATCAATCCACCTAGTACATTGTCTCCATTGGCACGACCGGGCACAGAGAAGTATACTGGTGTACCAACGACTAGATCGGCAGTTGAATCCACTACGATCTCATTGCCGCCTGATATAGACTGGCTAGCAGTGGTCGTTATTAGGCTATATGTACCTTGTTTCCAGACGAATCCACCACTAACATATCCCGTAACATCAGTTACCGGATAGTTAGGCCCGCCTATTACATATGGCTGCGTATAGATTCCGAAAGTAAAACCGTCAATAATATGAACATAGTAACTATTTCCGTTAAGCTGGGTAGTACCAACCACGCCATCAATATTTACTAGATCATTTTCTGAGAAGTTGTTTAGTATTGCAGTCTGTATTGTTGTTGTAGGATTATCGTCAGTGATCGTGGTATTAATAATAGCTATTCCTGCAACAGTGTTTCCAGTCAGACCGTATTGAGTATTGAGATACTGTTGATCAGTATTGTTGTACGTAGTTACCGTTACAGTTGCACCAGAATCCGGAGCGCTTCCGAAAGTAATAACATTGGTTACGGTATCAATAGAATATGATGAAGATGTCTGTCTTACCCCATTGACTTCTACTATAGCGTTGATTGCATCCTGAGTATTCACATAGTTAGTTAATGTGAATGTAGGGGAGCCCGTACTAATAAATGTCTGTGTTTCTGGAATAGTGTAACCATATTGAACTGGCGTTGTTTCTCCAAATGCAGAATATACTAGGTAGTCATCAGAATTGTTGTATGTATTGGTAGGGAAGATGATCGTCGCGTAGATACCTCCAGGTTGGGTGCCAAATGCATAATCATTAGTCACGAAGTACGCAGTACCAGATCCAGTATTTAAAGTTAGAGTTGGACCAGATATTGTTGCAGATATAGTAAATGATATTCCATCTAAGGATATAGTATTCACATAATATGTAGTAAATGCGACAATGTTAGAGTTAAACGCAGTGATACCGTCATTAAATACGATAGCATCTCCTACATTCATACCGAAGGTTGAATTTGTTTGCACAGTGTTGTCTGCTGAACTTGTTTGTGTCACCGTGTTTGTCACGCCGAAATTCAACTTCATA